ATATACTATATATTATATTATAGGTTAACGTCTTCGGGTACGCCGCTTTTGAGTATAACGTTTTCCTGTTTTTATCTTACCTACACGTGCACATTTCATTAAATCCGATGTTGAAAACTTTGCTCTAGTCGCCCTCGCAACATTTGGTGCCATTTTCTTCAATTTTGAAAGTGTCTTCGGATGATTATATATCACAATATCTATAATATTCTGGAAGTAATCGCGGAATATATGTTTTTCACGTTTTAAATCCTCTACAGTAAACCACCTTATCTCGCTCTTCTCAAATAATCCATTTGTAGGATGCTGAACGTGACCCTTCAAATATTCACATATAAATTTATAATTATTATTGAAATAATATGGCAACTTCACATCATAATCTGCGCGAACTAAATATGTATACCTCTTATCATAAGCTATCTCATCTATTTTATTCTTTAATATATACTTCTCAAAGTCCGCCTTTGAACCAAAAAAACCGTTTAATTCTTCAGCACCCTCTCGTGTTGTTGTATCTAATAAGTCTTCGCCCGTTTTTGCACCTCCACCAAAATCGCCCCAGTGACACTTTTTATCGCGCTCCATAGAACCTTCCTTCCCAAATAAGTAGTATACAGTATTTTTATAAAGTGCTGTTAAAATAACACCTGAACCGACCATTTTATAGTCTTATATTCTTATATATATCTTATATATATTCTTATATTTTATTAATAAATAATTAATTATTAATAATTAATTACATATAACCATAACAGAGTTAATTTCATAATATATCATAATATTTCATAATATTTCATAATATATCAGAACAATATTACCAAAATTGAAACATCTCTATACACCTATTATTTTTACACGATTTTCCTATTTTCTCCCGACTATCCCGTTCATCGCGTTTTTCATAAGAAGACGTCGTCCCGCCATCCGCTGATAGCATCGACTCTACGCGCTCTTTATACAACATATCAACGCGTTCGCGACGCATCTTACTATGCGTTATTGCTAACACCATATCTACAGGCATATAAATACGATACATATAGTCTAATATTATATGCACCATATATCTTTAAATCGTTTTAATAAGTCACATATTATGATGTAGTCTATCGATATGTTAATATGTATATAATAGTATACCATTACATAAATATTGATAACTCTAATGCCCACACGACCTACAAGGTGTACTATTATGTGTCATTATATTACTCAAACTCATTATAGGAGTTCTCCCTCTCGTACGTAATATTGGTGTTGGAAGCGAACGTGTAACAGATGCCGGTCTTACAGGCGCACGTGAAACAACGGGTTTAACTACCCTTATAAACATTTGCGACATATTCGTTTTTGTTGACATCAAATCAAGGTATTTATATATTTTATATATATTTAAACTATATATAAAATAATAAATATAATTATCAACAATAATATTTATTATTCTAAATAGTATTGTTGATAATTATTGTTGAGAATTATTGCGGAATACAAACAACCGGATATTGACAATTATTTGAATATGCAACTCCAAACATCCTCGTTTTATTACCTTGAACAGGAGTTATATTCTGTGTCGATTCTTGTGACTGAGTGCGCAAAGCTTTTGCACCCTTCAGTTTCGCTAAATATCTATCATATGAACCGTGTTTCATATCTACACCTTTACTACCAAGAACACCAGATGACGCTGCCGACATTGAACCTGGTCTCATACGCGTTATAGATGTACGAGTAGAACTACCATGCGACGGTACATTGCGATGAACAATTCCAGGTATCGCTCGGTCACTCTGCTGATTCCAATTCACGTAATTATATGTAGAAACAGGCTTCGTAAATACACTCAATGCACCTTTATTCATTGTATAGTCAGACTCGTCTACACGAACAACCTTCTGAATAATCTTTTGGGTAGGTATATTTTTGACATATGGTATTTTAGTTTCACATCCATTAATCACACTAGTTCCATAGTTTCCACACGCTCTACATCCGACTACAGGTGTAGTAGCTGAAAAATAGCCACCATACCAGCAACTCGTACACACTGAGTTATAATATTCAGGGTATCCCATTTTTTATTATTAATATACGAATATATTATTATTTTATTGCGGTATATTGTCACTAACAATGAATTAATAATATTATAACTTGGAATATAAATTATATTTACATATTTTATATTATGCATATATCCAAAACAAAAAATAAAAAAATAGCAAACAGAGGACGACGTCGTACAAACCGCAACATACAACATACTCAAAGCGGTGGTGTAAAAGTCATCATAGGGATGGGTGCACCAGGTACTCACCAAAAGCCAATAGAAAGAGAAGTTACCACAATGGAACATTTCAAGCAAATAATGGATACAGCCAGACATTTAGAGGTTATTTCAACATCATCGCTAAATTCATTTGTTATCAAAATCCATTTGGCAGATGACCGCGAATTCTTCAAAAGCGATATGGTCGGCCAAAATGGGAAAAAACTTGATTTTGTAGAAATTATGGATGCCACATCAGGGATAGCCATTACCGAAGTAATTGTTAAAATATGTATCATCGGGCGAGGGGTACATCCTAAAGATTATGTGTTCGATAAAAAACCCATAGACAAGCGCGCAATTGATAACGCAGAATTCTTAAATGAATATGAAACACAGCGATATTTATATAGTGCAATGATGTCTACGAGCGGTAGTCCATTTTGCCCCGATGCATTTGGAAGATTAGAGGTAAAAACACAAGATAATCTTAACACCTTATTTGACAATATAAGAGGACGGATTAACCAAAACAACGAATTCAATACGATATTTACGTATATGGAAGGATTAATTAAGAGTGGGAACCATTGCTTCGGTTTAATTATGATGGAATCTGTCCCTGGAAATTATGAATTATTTACGAATCACCTACCACAGCATCCTCGATACAATCATAAATCATTTGAAGAAATGTCGGAAATAATATATGCCATAAATATCCTAACCATATATCGCGGCAAACTCTTTCTTTTAGATGCTCACCCAAATAACTGGTTATGTGACCCTTCATTGCCTACATTATCAAAAGTCAAAGCTATCGACTTCGGGCGCGTATATCGAATACATAGTGAAGAAGCTATTACACGCTTCTTACATAATGTTAAAGCGAATGTTGTCAAATATTTCGAACGCATATCCTGTACAATACCCACATTAATTAATAAAACTATGTTCGACTTCTTCACAATGATGTGTATAACACAAGAAGAACGCACGCGGATTTTAAGTCGAGCGCTACCGTTACAATTTACAGATGCTGCAAATTTACTAGCGACTAATGTAGAAGAAGTTATTTCTACATTTAGTGGCAATATATTTTTCTCAAAACCATTAAGTGGATTAACACCTGAAGAACGAGGAAGAAGCATAAATATGATTCATCGTTTATTATTGACGTTATCGCTGGTTGACGGATTTTTTAACGACACGAAATTCGTAGCGACAGATATAAGACGTTCGCAGCAATACGAATCATATAAAAAGTTATATGAAACAAATTATTCTACGCCTGATACGATAATCGGAAGCGGAATAGTAATGGACCTTCAGGTTATGGCTAAGCATCCAAAATATAATCCATTGACTAAAACATATGAAGGAGCATACAATGTTGTATATGAATACTGTCAAGACCGGTTTTTCCCAGATATTAGAGGATACTCGGCGTTTAAAAAAATAGAACGCAGTATAGCAAGGCAATCGGCTATCAAATTAACTCCTCACACAAGAGTAGCAAAGAGTAAATTGTGGAGTGCGTGTTGTGCCGTCGGGTCTGCTTGTAAGGCATCGGGTTCATATATTGCAAGAAACGTAGTTACGCCGGTTGTTGAATATGGTGTTATAAAACCAATCGAATATAGTATTGTAAAACCAACAATGTGGGCATTATATAGTTTAAACTTAAAAAAACGCCCCCCTCCACCCGTAAGAACATTTGCTACTAGCACGGGAGGAAGAAAAAGAAGAACAAAAGGAAATAGTCAACGAAGGCTAACACGAAAAAATAAACGTGCACATTAATAATCTATTCATTCCCTTTTAATTACATTTTAATTCCCTTTTAATAATAATTTTTCACTATCCTTATCTAAAACAATCTCACGACTTATTGTCTTTATTATCTTCTTCTCGTTTTTAACATCGTTTTCTATAGGTTCGCATATTTTATTTATCAATGTTAAATACTCCATCTGTTTCGCCTCTGTATCAAACCAATCCGGGTTCAATTCAACCCAGTCTCCGATAGCATTACGCTCCTTATTTGCAATCTTTACTATTGTCTCCTTCATCTTTATATTATTATTATCTTTCTCCCATTTCTCGTCATCCTTGATATACATTGTATCACGTTTAACATCGGTACAATGTATAGGGCGCTTATATATATCCAACTCCCGTAATCCACGTATCATAACATTGCTTATACCTTCCACTAAACCATTTAACCTCGAATACTGCAAATCCTCCAATGTTATCTTAAGCGACTCTATAAACTCCGATATGTTCAAAGCATCTTTACACTTCTCGTTCAAAAAGAAATTAAGATTGAACTGGTTATTCATATTATTTGTCGTAAGATTATTATTCGTTACATTACCTATCTTTGGCAATATCGTATTGAGCTGATTTTGTTGCTCCTTTATTATCTTTATCATATCCTGATTATCATTTAACAGCTTCATAAACATATCCGTTGTTATGTTTATCTTATCTCCTATCACTATATTATCATTTATAATTGTATTTTCACCAATATCATCTAAGACTTTATCAGAAACCTTACCATTTCCAGTCACCATAACACACGTCTTTTTATGATTAAACAACGATGCGCGATGATTATAAGTTTTTCCGCATACGCACACCATAATAGGTGGTGATGATGTCTTTACTATAATTTGGTTGTATTCGTTGTATTCGTTGCATTTGTGTTTTTTGGTAAGGAGATGTTTTTTAAAATCTTTTTTACTAGACGTGTTATAGTGACAGTATTCACATCGCGCTGTATGAGGATTTTTGGGGATTTCGTGTTGTATCGTGGATAAAATGTCCATTTTATGTTTGTTACTATTAATGTGAGCATTAAATAATTTTTCATTTGAATATTTTACATCACAATTTTCGCAATAAAATGACTTTTTTTCAGTTCGTATCTTGGAGGTTGTTATATCATCTTTCAGTTTAGATAAAGGCTCAATACTATTTAGTGTAGCACACAATAAAGTAAAATATTCTTGTTCTTTCAATCTAGCTTCATAACCATTTTTACATTTAAAAAAATTAAGGATCTCCATAGTCCAATTATCCCACCCGCCGTTACTTCTTATCACTTGATATAACTTTAAATTATAACAAGGTGATTTACTATTCATACAATTTTGTTTATGATTGTGTTTTCTTTGCACAAAATTAGTAGTGTGACCAACATACAAGTCTTTATTTTCGGGGTTATTACAATATATTTTATAAATAATTGTATTCGTATAGTCTATCGTTATCTTTGGCATAATCTTATATATATCTTATAATAATCTTATTTCTATATCCCTTTAAAAATAAATTTTATTACAACATAAAAAATCCCTAAACTAATGTCCAAAAAGTTGAAAAAATTATCGTAACAAACTTTTCAACTTAAAAAAGTGTGATTGTGAGCATTATGGTCTGAGTGACGAATGCATCGTTTTTTTCAAATCTAAAAACTTTTTTTGGAAAATGGACATTTATTTTTGTCCATTTTGGATTTTTCCATTTTAGATTTGAAAAAAACGATTCACTTCACTTTCATCCCAGTACCAATAGGGCCTTCCTTTTTAAGTATCTTTGGAATATATTATATAATATATTCCAAACCAGCTTAAAGCCACCACTATCGCCATACTTTGGACGCCTTAAATATAATCTATGTAAAACCGATTCTTTTATATGTATCATAGTATAATTGTGCAATCTGATAATTATCTGTATTATTTAATGTTAAAGCGGTATGTTTATTTATATCAAAATTTACATTTTTAGAAATGCATTTATATAAAATACATTTTGGGTTATTCAATAAATCTATACCATAATTTATATTATTTGGTATCTGTAAAATATCGACAATTTTTTCACATATAAATTGTATAATATAGTTTGTTGGATGATTCATAGAATAAAATAATAATTTTTCCTTATAATTTTGTTTAATATATTCATAAGTTGTTATAATATAAACATTATCACCTTCATACTTTTCTTTATTAGTTACATATCTTTTATGTAACTCATTCAAACTATTTTCAGCAATTGTTTCTAATTCTTCACTTGATTTTAAATCTAAATTATTTACAAAATTATTAATATAATACTCTTTGGAATACCCACCCCGATAACATTCAATCATATTATTATAATGATAATCAATTGGTTTAGATAATATACCATTATCGGTTTTTTTATATGTTAAATCGAAATAATAAAAATCAAAATAACAACTATCGAATATTATTAATTTACATTCTGGTTTTTTATGTTGCTTAACATAAGATGTACATAAATAATCTACGCTTCTATAATTTTCATTCATATTTTGCGTTATGATTATATCACATTTATTTATTATATCAGTAAAATCTGGTTTACTTATATCCTCTCTATAACACGCAATGTGAATTATATTGTAACCACAACCAGGAGGTAAATTTAAAGTGTTTAATATAGCGTATAATTGACAATTGCCATAAAATAATATATTTGTTGTCATATATATTATTTTATTTATTATTTTAATAAAAATAACGCATTTTAGGTTTATAAAGTTGTAAAGTAAGTATCTAGAAAATCATCAGAATAGTGATGGTCCATATATTTTGCGTTACTTGTCGTAGAACCATCTTTTACGATATTTTTTAGTTGCTCCTCATTTACTTTTACAGGTTTATTATATACCGCGGGAGGAATAGAATGAATCTTTGCTTTCATTTGTTCATTTTTCATAAAGAATTTAGAAATGTCAAAATATTTCTCCATTTTAAGGGTATTTTCTATAATATAGTATAGTATATTATTATATACATAATTATTTTTATATATATATTTATATTTATAATTATTATATTTAAAACATATTATTATGGTCAAAGCTAGAACTAAATCTAAAAATCGCAAAAATAATCGTACACATAAGTTTCCCAAAATGATGCATAATATTTATGGCAAAGCAAATGTTTCCACTATGGCTATGAGAGCAGTATCCAATGATGGAAGTAACTGGCACGTAGATACCGACATCGATGGTATAAAAAATCACGAAAATCTTACAAATTCCGATATTATGAATATTATGTCGCATAGAGCACACAAAGTCGACCTTCGTACACGTCTTCTACAGAATCTAAAAGGCATAGATGTAGGCGTAAACAATTATAGACCGACAATACCACAAATGTCCGAACTAGACCAGATTGGTATGTTTGGAGAAATAGATTATCCGCACGTTCGCGTATATAGGAAGAATTGCCCTATAAGACCAATATCGACGAGGCCTGTAATGATGAATAATCTTTCGCCATTACACGAAGCTAGAATTATCCCCAAAAACGAAATAATACATCTTGAGCCACTTCATTCGATACATTCTATGAAACCGGTAAAAAAATATCGCACCAAAAGTAAAAAATCTCGCAAAAATCGTAAATAATTTATTAATAAAATACAATATATATTATATAAACCTTGACATATAATATATATAATAATGACATCTCCATTTTTAGGACCATCGTGGAAAAGTGTTGGAGGATATCAGCGAACGTCTGTAGGAAATTATGCACGGTTTCCTTACCTTGTTAGCGAATTAGCGGTAATTGATAATATTTCATCGGGGGGGACAGGGAGTAGCGGCGGTTCCACAGGACCTCAAGGACCTGCAGGGCCTACGGGTTCTACAGGGGCTACAGGGGCTACGG